TTAAAAGCTATCCAAAACATTTCATTGGATAGAGTAAGAGCATATAGAGTTTTAAGATTCGCAAACATAGTTATCGATAAACCAAATCAAGAGAAATTTTGGTTAGGATGGTTTAGACGAGCATTGGAGGTATAAAATGGCAGAACAAAAGTTCCCAAGTGAAGTAATTGATTTACCAAGTGAGGGTAAGTTATATCCAGAAGGACATCCATTAAAGGATGGAAAAATAGAAATAAAATACATGACAGCTAAAGAAGAAGATATATTAACATCTACTAATTTAGTAAAAAAAGGTTTAGCAATTGATACATTGTTACAATCATTAATCGTTGACAAAAATATTGATTTAGATGATATGGTTTTGGGTGACAAAAATGCCGTAATGGTTGCAGCTAGAATATTAGCCTACGGGCCAGAGTATTCTTGTGATGTTACTAACCCAAACACTAATGAAACAATACATCATACATTTAATTTAGCAGAATGCCCTTTTGTAAAACTACCAAAAGACGTTACGGAAAATAAGTTTAAAGTAACTTTACCACTTTCTAAAAAAGAAATAGAATATAAAATGCTTACAGGAAAAGAAGAAAAGTTAATAGAACAAGAATTAAAAAGTCAACAAAAAATAGGTTCTCAAATAATACCTGAATTAACAACAAGGTTAAGGCATATTATAATATCAGTAGATGGAGATAATTCAGATGCGGCTGTCAATAATCTTGTTCAAAATATGTTAGCTAGAGATTCTTTACATTTTAGAACAGAAATGCAAAAAACTCAATGTGATGTTGAATTAAAACAAGAAATCGAAATAGGAGGTGATGTGGTCGAGGTAGATATACCTATGACCACCGAGTTTTTTTGGCCTTCAGTCTAAAAATCGTAAAGACATACATCAACAAATATTTCAAATAATTTATCATAGTGGAGGTGGTTTCAATCATTCTGATTTATATGAAATGCCTATATACTTGAGAAACTTCTACTATAAGGAATTAGTTGATACGCGTAAAAAAGAAAACGATGAGATAAAAAAAGCTAATCAAAGAAACAAGTCAACGGTTTCAAAACCTGCAATCAATCCAAGATTTAAAAGGTAATTTTCTACATTGTTGATATTTATATATGAATAGATACATCTAAATAGGAGAGTATTGTGTCGAAGAAAAAATCATATATGAACGAAGATAACATCTTACAAGAAGGTATCATAACTGGTACAATTGAAAAGATTTTCAAAAAATTTATAGTTCCAAGAACCCTCAAAAAAGATAAAAATTTTAATTCAGCATTAGATGATTTAAATGATTCAATAGTTGACTTAGAAAAATCATTAAATGCAGAATTAAAAGCTATGGGTTCAAAAGATAAAGTAAAATTAAAACCATATAAACTGAAAGATTTTATTAGGAAATAAAATGGCTAGTAAAGCGGTAATAGAAGCTCAAAATCAATTAAATGAAGCCCTTAAACAAGGAAATCAACAAGCTAAAGCATTTGCTAAAGTTTTAGAAGCACAATTGGATGGTGCTAAACGATTAAGTAAGCAAACCAAAGATAGAGTTAAAACTTTAAATACTATGGTTCAGACTGAAAAAGGTAGTATGCACTTAAATGATAAAATTGCAAAGTTAGAAAGTAGAGCTAAACAAGTTAAAGAAAAAGCTTTAAATGTTGAAATAAAAAGATTGAAAGTTCTAAAAGCTGGAACAAGTGCAATTCAAGACCAATCTGAAGCATTATTATTAGGTTTGAGTAAATCCATATCAATGATAAAAAAATTACCAGGTGGAGGGTTACTTGTAGGTGCTTTGGGACTTGGACCTGAAAATATAGAGAAGCTTCAAAACAATTTAGCTAAAATTATTACAGGCGCTTTACCATTGAACAAAATATTTAAAGGAATGCCTAAAAACTTTGGAAAAATGATAAAAATAGGAATAGGTGTTGGTGCAGCTGTGGGTGTAATATATGGTACTTTTAAACTCATTAAAAAAGCTGTAAGTTTTACCAGTAAAATGCTTGACGACGCAGGCCAAAAATTTGGAGTTTTAGGTGCGAGAGGTGGAGAGTTTTCAAGAACCATGCAAGATGCTAGTACTAATGTTATAGCGATTGGAAAAGGGACAGTTGATGTATTAACAGTAACAGATAATTTATCTAAAACTTTTGGACTAACAACAGACGCCGCTTTAGAAGTTTCTGAAAAAGTATTGGATACCAGTGTTGCACTTGGTGTATCATCTGAAGAGGCTTCTAATTTGTTTGGTATCTTTATGGGACTTGGTGGTTTATCATTAGACCAAGCTGAAAAATTAGCAGAATCCACATATCAATTAGCACAGCAAAATAAAGTTAATCCATCAGCAGTAATGAAAGATATAGCCGGTAGTGCTGAAACAATTGCTAAGTTTGGTGCTCAAAATCTTGAAAGTATAACAAAAGCTGCAGTTAGTGCTAGACAAATGGGTATAAATTTAGATGCAGTTGCTGGTGCGGCTGAGGGAATGTTAGATTTTCAAGGTTCAATAACAAAAGAAATTCAAGCCGAAGTGCTACTTGGTAGAGATTTAAATTTAGGAAGAGCTAGACGGTTAGCTTTAGAGGGTGATTTAAATGGTGTGATGAAAGAAATAGTTAAAAATGTTGGTAGTGAGTCTAAATTTAATCGAATGAACATAATACAGAGAAGAATGTTGGCTAGTGCAGTTGGGTTAACAGCACAACAACTTGACAAAGTTGTTAGAAATCAAGATAAATCAGTTGTTCAAGCTAAATCATTTACCGATTTATTGGGTAAAGATGGATTGAGTGCATTGACTTCCTTGATAAATAAAATAAAACAAATGGGAGCTAGTTTATTAAAAAGTTTAGGAAGACCAATAGAAAAAATATTTACAAGAATAGAAGAATTTTTACTCGATCCTACTCTTCAGGCAAAATTTGAAAAATTTGCAGAGGGTTTAGAAGAAAAAATAGATGGTCTTGTTTCAGCTATAACTGGTTTACCTGGATCAATTGACCAAGTGAAGAAAACAGCTTCAGAAGCTGTTGATACTGGAAAAAGTCTTGTAAAAGCTGGAACGACATTTGGTGGTATATATGCAGGTGCGAAAGCTGGAGGTTTAGCTGGAAGTATATTTGGTTTACCTGGAGCCGTTGTTGGAGGTGTACTTGGTGGATTGGGTGGATTAATGTTTGGAAGCATGTTAGTTGATGATGTGAGAAGTATGGGTGGTTCACATTTAATCGTTACACCGAGTGGACAATTATTAAAAACGAATCCTCGTGATATAGTTGCTGCTTCTACAAGAGTTAATGATGTTGTGAGTGGTGGTGGTGTTGTGAGTGGAGGGCCTGGTAGTATGCCACTTGGAACTGATATGGAAGAAACCAATAAGATTTTAAGAGAAGCTATAGTTAAGCTTGATGATGTGACAAGGGCGGTTGAAGATAGTTCTAGAAAAACAGTAACAGGTATTTTAAATGGTTAAGGGAGATTTATAGTGAGTTTATTAAAACTAAAAAGTATATTTAGTCCTACAAACACAAAGTTTGAAAAGTCTGATTTAACCACTTTTCCAAGACAATTTGATAATGATTTTCAACAAACAAATTTACAAAATCTTGATAGTATTTATGATGATGGATTAAATGTTCCTATAAAATCTAATTTACAAAATTTTGATAGTAAATTTGATGATGGATTAAATGTCCCTACAAGTAGATTTAAAAGATTTGGAGAAACATTTCAATCTCAATTTGACTTCAATACAATATTTGATGATAATTTAAGTGTACCCACAGCTGAATTTAAAAGAAATGGACAACGATTTCAATCTCAATTTAACTTCAATACAATATTTGATGATGGATTGGGTTTACCTATATTTAATAATACTATAGATACACCACCTACAACATTTCAAGTTCAGTTGAGTGGGGGATTTAGGGGTAGTGGAGTCATTGAAGATTTTAAATCTCTTTACCAAGATAATCAACCAATTGATAAATTTGATACAAGATTAAATTATAATGAAAACATATTTCACGAAAATAGTTTTACCTTTAGCACTGATTTAACTCAAAGGGGTGGTAGAGATAATCCATCATTAGATACATTGTTGAGAGGTAGAGTTTATCAACCTATAAGATTTAGTCAAGATTTTCAAAATGATAATTTATTTGTAAAACCTGAAACAGGTGAAATTACTGAACAATTATTTAAAGACCAAACATTCGACCCAAGAGCTCCATTTGCAAAACAAGGAACATTATATTTTAATACGAATAAATCTTTTAATCAAGCTACAAACCCAACTGACTTTTCAACAGCGATTGGAAACAATGATTTACCATTTACACCTATAACTTCTTTAGGTGGACAATTTAAAGAATTTTTAAGTTGGGAAAATCTTTATGAACCAAATCATACACCAAAACCATCACCTAAATATAAAGGTGTTGAAGCCGTTAGTTATGGTCCAAATGTAAGTCGTGATAATTTAAACATTGGTTCAAATCAAACCATATATGGCGAAAAGTCAGGATTTCGTGGTTTTGATAGAAAAAGTGAACCATATATAATTAGTAAAATTGGTGAACGAGATAAATATTTTAACAGATTAGGAAATGATGTATCGAGATTAAGTTCTTTTATATCATCTCCACAAGGTTTAGCTTTTATACTTAGAACAAATCTTAATGGTGAAAATTCTAAATCAGTTTATTTTAGTAAACAAGGTAAGTTAAAAACAAAAGGACAAAGATTTAAAAAAAGATATAATCCAGTATCAACAATATTATCAGCTGGTGCTAGAGCGGGATTTCATTCAATTGCCAATCTTGATAAAACAGAGCCTGGATTACTTGGATTGAGTTCATTGTTTGGTTCAGATGAATATGGTGATATTTCAATATTAAATCCATTAGATTCGACTGTCCCTTACAATGTAAATAAATCATTTACCGATGGTAGAACAGGAGGTGGATTTGGATTTGCTAAGTCTTTAATCAATACTTTAACATTTCAATCTGGTAGAGACCTTACATTAAAAAAAGACTCTGCTGGTGGTGATGACCATACTTTAACTAAATTATTTAAAGCTGGTGATTTACTTCCAACCCCTGTCGCGACGCTTGCATTTGATAGTGAAAATGCATTTAAAGTTAATCACACCATACCTTTCAATATTGATGGTCCTGAAGCTGGAATGCCATTTTACTTTAAAGATTTAAGAGACAATACTTACATATTTTTTAGAGCATACATTGAAGGATTAACAGAAAATGTATCACCGACTTATGCACCACATAATTACATTGGAAGAAGTGAACCTGTTTGGACTTATGAAAGAGGTGAAAGAGAAATTTCAATGACTTTAAAACTTGTGGCACAGACTAAATCTGAATTAAGACATATGTATGCAAAACTAGATAGGTTGACATCATTGTGTTATCCTCAATATACATCTGATGATCCTAATTACTCAGACCCATATGGTAATAGAATGAAACCACCATTAACTAAATTAAGATATGGTGAATTATATGGAACGACAAATAATGAATTAATGGGATATATTAAATCTTTATCATATTCAGTTGACCAATCATCAACTTATGAAACAGGTTATCCATCTCCAGGAAATGATATAGATGATGATATTAAAGAAGGTCAAAAAGAGGGAAGAGTTCCAAGACATATACTTGCTACAATTGGATATCAGGTGATTCATTCTAAAACTCCAAGATTATCATCAGATTTTGATTTTTATGGATATGTTGGAAACAAAGAAAGAGACTTTGAACCTGGCTCACTACCTGGAGAACCCATTCCAGAAATAAATGATCCATTTAGTACAGTATAAAGGAGAATTAAAATGGCTAGATATCAAAATACATCAAAAAAAACTAAAAACAAAAAAAGTTGTTATAATACAACCATTTATAAAAAAGTTGAAGAAAAAAATACTGACTCTTATTTTATAGCTACTGAAGGTGATAGGTGTGATAATTTAGCTCAAAGATTTTATGGTGATTCTACATTATGGTGGTTTATAGCTAGAGTCAACAACTTAACTACAAATAACATACCAGCAGGAACATCATTGAGGATACCAATAAATTCAAGTCAAGCTAAAGGTTTTTAAAAATGAGTAAAATAAATATAGATGATAAATTATTCGGTTCACCAATATCGGGTAAAGTTAGAGAAGAACTTGAAAAAAGACAAAACAGAGCAAAAAATAGTGATGATGTATACGCTCCTGTTTCAGATAAAACTAAAGGTTACAATTTAAATGAAAGAACACCATTTGTTCGTATGTGGACATCTTTAAAATTAATTGAGCCCGGTCAAGATAAAGGAGTTATAGAAGAATTTCCAATTAGTAAATATAAAGATGCATTCAAAACAGCTAGCGAAAGAGCTATGAAAATATTGGAAGAACGTCAAGATAATAGTAGTGGTGATGATATACCTACTGGTGTTGATGTGATAACAAAATATGATAAAGATAATTCTATATTGGGATATCAAATATTTGATCAGACTGTTAGAGACCAAGTAGATATTGAAAGAAAAACTTATATAGTCGGTGATTACAATTATTCTAAAAATTATGGACAAGTAGGAGATGATATTCTTTCATCAACACGATCAACACCTTTTATTAATGTAGATCCATATATATCAGAAATTCTTCCTGACGAATTAATGGACAATCAAACTCTTAAACCATTAGCTGGTATTACATCAGTCACATCTGAAACAATGGAATTTTTAGGTGCTCAAAAACAAACTACTGTAAGATTTGTAGTTCATAATTTTCACGACTTTGATAGAATTTATAATAGATATTTTTTAAAACCAGGAGCAAAAATATTTGTAGATTTTGGTTGGAGTAGTCTTAAAAATTTATATAATCCTGATGATTTAATTAGTAGTAAAAAAATAAAAGAATTTCTGTACAACACTGTAGAAACTCCAGGTTATGAAGGTGTAGAAGGACAAACTCAAAATGGTTCAGGTGAATTAGGTGTGGTTACTGAAGCTGCTGGTGAATTAGAAGTAATCTGTGGGGTTGTAACAGACTATAAGTCTAAAATATTATCAAATGGTAGTGTGGAATGTGAAGTCACATTACAGTCAGCAAATAGTGCATTATTGGATTTGTCAATTACTGAAGATGTAAAGGAATTATTATCCAAACAAATAAGATTTGGTATACCTTACTTGGGCGCTTTACCATTTTTGCAAGAGTATGAAGAGGATGGGAAAGAAATCGCTGAAAATGTATTTAAAACTTTATTCATACCAAGTCCAAAAGATCCAAAAAATTTCGATACTTTTGATAGTTTAGTTAATTCAATAAATAGAGCTGAGTTAAGTAATCAAGGTACATTTACTCCAATAGGAAATTCAGTTCGTACCGGTATATTCGTGCCAAATGTTTTAGACCAAACTGATGTATATTTAAGTTGGGGGTTTATTGAAGATGTTATAATAAATGAAAAATTTGGATTTGGGAGGGATAATACGGAAATAATCACTGGAGATGACTTTAATGTAAGAATAGACTCTTCAAAGCAATTTACCACATTTACAAAATCTCGTTTAAAAAAGCAAAGTGCATTTAAAGAATTTGATGACTCACCAATGTTTGTATATCCTGAGTTTTGGGGTGATAATTGTGATTCTGCTGAAGGTGATGATAGTGGTGGGGACTATGGTGCGGGTTCATTTTCTTTTCAACAAGGAAAATATCCTATTAATCACTATCCAGATAATTTATCAACTCCTCAATCAACTTATGATAAAGGTTTAAAAAGAATACCAATTAGAGAGGTTTTCATACATACAGATGTAATTTTAAATACTTTAACCTTAGATTCAGAAGATGAGGGAAAATTAAATGTTAAAAAAATGCTAAAACTAATGTTAGAAGAAATTAATGGAAAAGAGGATTTTCCTTTATTTAATTGGAGTTTAACTTCAAATCAGTTAGGTACTGAACTTAAAGTAGTGGATAATAATCTAACTGATTCTCTTCGTAGATTGAGAACCTCTGGATTCGTAGGTGAGGAGGGTGCGACTAGCGCGGGTGAAGCTGAACTACTTAAACAAACTGAATTTTTTAGAGATTTATTCACATTTAACATCATGTCACCAAGTTCAATTGTAAAAGAATATAATTTAGAATTTAATTTACCATCAGGTGATATTGGAAACATGTATGCTATTCAAGGTATGAGTCATGAAGACCAAGTAATTCCAGTAAATGATATTTTGGATAGAAATTTTATGATAAATGGAATGGATAAAGATTCAAAGTCAATAATTTATGAACCAGATCATGGTTCTCATAGAATAGAGCGAATAGCAGGAGATAAAAATGAAGTTAGTACGGACTTTAAAGCTCGTCATTCTGTTCAATCATTATTATCAACTAATGTTTACAATCCTACTGTTGATGTTTCTAATTTAACATATATGGATGATGTGAAGCTTCAGAGCACTCAAGAAGGTAGTGTTCTTGGAACTAGTGAATTATACAATTCAACTCAAATCGATTATACTAAAGCCGCGGGGAAAAAATGGGGTGCTACTGCGAAAGTATTAGCGGTACATAAAAATATGATAATTGCTGAAGGAAATAGAGTTGCTGAAAATCTCCTTCAATATGATGAAAAAACTGAACAAATTGAACAAGAAGTTACCATTTTAGATAGAGCTAATTTGTTACCTTTTACTCTAACATTAACCATATATGGAATTTCAACTCTTCAACCGGGTGATGTTTTTAAAGTTGATTACTTACCAGAAATTTATAAAAGTAATGCGATGTTGCAAACAATGAAAATAATTCATAATATAAATTCCGATGGGTGGTTCACAACTTTAGAAACACAATTTAGGCCATTACCTGATGTTTCAAAATCTTATTATGTAAATATAGAATCTCAAGCAATACCATATTTATCTCCAACCTATCTTTATGGTCAATACGCAAACAACTCAGGAATGAGACTTGTTCAAGGTGATATATTACCTTTTGATGATATGTACCAAATAACTCATGGTGGCGGTGCAGTGGTTGGAAGAGTGTATACAAGAGATATTAATCATGATAGTGTAAATGATATTGGAAAATTTAACAACATTAAGTCTCATAAATCAAATGGAAAACTATGGGGAAATCATTTATATGTAGAACCAGAAACATTATATCCATATTTTCATAAAATAACACCTGTTGAAATACCAAAAGGTACGTTTAAAAATATAGAAGCTATATTTGAATTTGAAGTTACTGATATTTTAGATAACCATAGAAAATCTATATCTAAGAATCGTGATTTTGAACAAATTGGATTAATGCTTTACAACCCACTTATTCAAAAAAAACATAATTACTCAGATCCTCAAAATTTTAATCAAGCATATGATATTGATGTAGGGTTTGCCGCAGAAAGAAACGACTGTATGATAGATATAAATGGATTTTTCTATGTACCTATGCCAGTTGTTCTTCAAAATATAGTAGGAGTTGAAGGTAATCAAAGAAGATATCATCTTGTAATGTATAATTCAAATGTACATTATCAATCTTTCGTATATGATACGCTTCTTGCACCAGATAACATGGGATTACTTGAAGCATTAAAATTTTGGGACTCAGGATTATATGCAGAAAATGAATTATTTAAGGGTGAACGTGCTAAAGTAAAAGGAAAAGAACGAAATGAAGTAGAAGTTGTCGATAAAGATAGTGGAGCTCATTTCACGTTTGATATGAATACTGGAGGTGGATTGGTTTATTATTATAGAGCTGTAAAAAATAATGAAAACAGAGCATTAAGACGGGATGAAGTGGAACGTGTATTTAATCAATATATGAAAGAAGGGAATGTGGGTGCAGCTCACCAATATGCACAAAACGAAGGATTTCCTTCGATAATTTCATCCAAATCACTAAATCCATCAGATTATGATGATTCAGATGATAATAACATTAATGATAATAATTATGATAGCCAATATGTACCTGGTAAAAAGTTTCATAACTAAAAAAAGCTTGTTTTTTTCCTAAAGATGTTATATATTGTAGTACGATGTATTGTGTTATTCCAATATTTAAAGAACCATTCTTACATCCATTACACGAAAACAATGGATTATCAGCCCTATGGGTTAAACCCAAAGACGACAAATCATTCTTCATAATACAAAAACATCCTGATTCGGATAAAGTGTTAGAAGATTTCAAATGGTTAAATGAACACTCAATCCTCACACCTGATAAAAAAATATTAAATCACTTTTATAAATTTGATAAAGTTACGGATATTAATTACTTGTATTGGGATGATACAGGTAAACCATTTGAAAAACATATAACCAATAATGCAATAGATTTCTTGAGTAATAAGTTTTACAATGTAAAAAAACTTAATGAAATCATACCATTATCGAAACATAATGAGTATTGTAATGACATTGTAGAATCAATGGGGAACTTAATCTTTGATTCAAATGATGAATATATGAATGATGTTGTAAAGGCATTTACATCTATTGAGAAGAATGGAATTAAAGTATCTGATGATATATGTGATATATTTGATATGAGAGTAAAAAAACACATATCGAATGGCAAGTTATATAGTAATTACAATCTATGGACAACAACAGGTCGTCCAAGTAATTCATTTGGAAGTGTGAACTTCGCAGCTCTACCACCCGAGAAAAGAAAA